GTGCACTTTCTCCACTCTTCGTTAAAATTATCAGGTATCGAAGCTTTGTTGATATTTTCCAGCTTCTTTTCGTTTTCCGGATAAATTTTTTTAACTTCAAAAACTCTATTAATCTTATGTCCGGTATTTGCTGCCTGGTAAACCATGGCGGACTTACATCCGAACTCTTTTGTGATCTCGGCTGCTGTCAGATTTTTTCTGTACAGTCTGCCTTGATAAAAAATATCAAATCTTGCTGCTCTGCTCATTATTTCTCCTCGGTATGACTGGTGACTTCGTATTCAAAGCCCATTTTTCATATTCGTCCCAGTCGCGCTCTCTCTGATGAAAATCGTTAAATTTATTTTTCGTTTCCGACTTTTTCTTTGCCGGATTATTTTTCTGGTTGAGATACTCTTCGAAGTGTGATGCGTTGAATAGCGTTTTCGGTCTTAAATACTTTTCAAATTCTGTCCCTATCCACTCTTCACATTTTTTATCAACAACCTTGATCATGTCCTCAACCGTAAATCCCTCGTTTGCCCTTGCCGACAATAACCGTTCTGTTGATTCTGAATCTTCCCGAAAATGTGTTCCTGCTTTCTGGTTGAGGTGCGGGATCACTGCCGCACTATATATATTTTTATTATTCTTTATATTTTTTATATTCTTATGTTGTTGGGATTTGGTCGGGCTGTTGTTCGGGATTTGGTCGGTAAGTGGTTCGGGATTCTGTTTGGGATTTGCTTCGGCTGAACCTTGATACTTTTCATAACAAACTACCGTAAACACTGTGTTTCTCGGTGTTGATACCGTGGTAATCACTTCGGTATCTCGCAAATGCTTCACTGCGGTACGCACTTGGTCTACACTTAGGTGAGTTTCAAGCGCAATTTTTGCGATTGACGAAACAAACGAACCTCGTTTAATTACAGTTCCTTTCCACTCCCTATCAACCCAATTTGCTTTCAGCAACATATAAATAAAAATCCTGCTTGTATTAATGTCATCCCAATATTCCCACTCCAGAAAAGACCGATACAGCTTTATATAATTTCCATTCATCCGGTCGCCTCTATGTGTGTTTTTATAAATATTTTGTCATGATATCCCTTCTGGACTTTGGCTTTTTCTCATCATCCTTTTTTGTGTTTACGGATGGCTCACTTAAAAAATCCACGTCCCCCTTCAACGACAGTTCATGCGTTGCTTTAAGGTTCTTTTTTATGGTCTCGCGGTTCTCATCTATCCGCTCATAAATGAGGTCTAATCTGGTCTGTGGGAAGCTTAACCCTGATGCACATAAAACCGTTTCTTCCCCGGCTGTCTGGAAGATATCGACCGGAACACCAAGTTCTTTTTCAATGTCTGCCATTCTGACAGTACTGCTCATTTCTGCTGTGATATATTTCACAACACGATCTGGCTCAATCGGTGCGTAAATGTTGTTCTGAAGCTTTTTTATCACATCCGCACTATCAGATGTGCTATGTAAAATGACAGCCATTCCATGGGCTTTCAACGTCTCCTGAATCTCCGCTTTGTCAATGTTGCCATCCACATTCTGGATTCGTTCCGGGATCTCAACAAATGCTGTGAAATCATCCACAAAACTGCGGTTCAGACCAAGCTTATTGCCGTTTTCGTTGTCCAGAATGAAACATGAAGCCAGTCCCTCAATCTTCGTAAGCTCTGCAAAGCACTCATATGAATTGACATGAGACTTTACACTCTCGTCAAGAGCCGGGATCACAGTGACCGCTCCGACCGTCTTACCATCGTCCAGAAGCAGATCACAGAGCATCGGACCAGCACCAGAGCCGGTACCGCCACCGCTTGCGAAAACCACAAAAATAATTTCAGCGTCCAGCTTTGCATCCATTTCCGCTGCTATCTGGTCGTAATCATCAATAACAAGCTGTTTCGCTTTTTTCCGGTCTTTATTACATCCCTCACCACCGGTAATGTGGTACTTATATTTTGCATTTTTTAAGGTTGATAAATCCTCTTCTGACGTGTTTAAATATAAAACACTGAATCCTCTTTCTTCGAAAAGCTGTCCGATGTTGCCGCCAGCCTGTCCGATTGCAATAAATGCGATTTTTTTCTTCATCTACTTTCCCTCTTTTCCTCTGATACTGTCCAGCAACAGGCAACCTTTTTCAGTGATAAAAAAGGTGTCTGCCCTTCCGTCCTTCAAGCCCTTGGAGACGTATTCGGACAATTCAAACTCTTTTAATTTTTTTGAAACCGTGTTCGGTTTGTATCCATAATCCTCCGATTCCACAATCTCTTTCAAAGTCATAGCGGTGACACTGCTTGAAGCACCGCCTTGATACAGGATCGAAAGAATTATAAAACTCAATCTGTTCAAGTAATCACCGCCAGTCCTGCACCAAGTTTTAAACTTGGATTTTCTCGGATTTTCTCGGATTTACTTGGATTTACTTGGATTTGTTCAGATTTACTTGGATTTGTTCGGATTTGCTTGGATTTTACTCTAAACATTACAATCCTTCCTTTCCTCTCCCGGAACAATCGCCGGGAGAATAATCTGGCTTTCAAAGTTACAGTCGTGATATATATTCAGTTGATAAACACACATGAATCATTTCTTTACAAAGCAATATGTCTTCTGGTCGGTTTTTACAAAATCATACCCATCATTTTCCATTGCCTTGAGCGTGATCGTGCCAGCCAGATACTTCATATAAGTTTCCAGATCGTCTGATTGGGCTATAGGCATATCGAAATCAGATACCCATGCATTGTAGGCAGTAGCATAAAGCTCCGTCAGCGGCACACCATTCGTCCGTGCCTGTTCATATCCTTCATAATAAGAATTATCCCTATTAAACATATTAATCCTCCATACATTCTGCAAACTCCTCTATGGCACGCTTGCGCACCACATACACCCATGTCCGGCTGTAATTCATCTTATCCGCGACTTTGTCTCCGGAGAGCCTGTCCGAATAGAACATCAGCAGAACCTTGACGTATTCGATCGAATGCATTTTATTGAAAACTTTATAAATCTCTGCCTTATGATTTGCATATCTTTTTATCAGCTTCTTTTTCTGTCGCTGGAGCTGTTCCAGCTCTACGGCAACTTCCTCTGTCTGGCTGTGGAAGCCGTTTCCAGAAGTGCCGACCTTGTCATAAGTGATTCCTTTCGGCTGCGCTTTAAAACATGTATTCTGATAATCTTCCTCGATTTGGTTGATTAAAGAATCAATGTGACCGAGTTCAGTTAAAAATTTTACAGCTTTCACATACTTCCTTTTCTGAATGTCTTCTGACACAGCTCCCACGCCTCCTCACGTTCACGTTTTTCTTTTAGGGTAAGTTCCTGTAAGGTTTTATGTTGAAAAACCATCTGGTCATTTGCTTTTATAACAAGATGTTCTGGAAAAAGGCCTTCAATCGGTGGATCTGCTTGTCGGTCTCCAAAAAGTTCTGTTCTGATACTTCTCGGAACGCACACGCACTCTGCGATATACGCAGTAAATGCTGCGTTCGCATATTCTTTTCGAGACATTGCTTTCATAAATTTATCCGGCTGTTCATACAGTCTCTGTATAATCTCATCATTATTCAGCAATTTAACCTTTACCCCTCTCATAAAACGTGTTATTATATTAGAGGAAGCTAATTTATTTAGTTTTTACGTGAATCGCACCTGCTCGCCAAAGCATTATAGGGTGCGATTTTTTCATGTCCGGAATCATGTCTTCCAGATAGATCAAGCCGTATCCGGCAACAGCAATCACAATTCCAACCATCATGATCAGAAGTACTTTACTGTACACTGCTCCGTCTGAATCAATCGCACACGCACCAGCGACCGCGATAAATGATCCGGCTGCCATAAGCACTTTTCCTGCTTTCTTCATGGCTGTTCCTCCCTTCTTAAGATTTTCAAAACGTAAACCATTTTCTAATCTGGAACGTCTTTGAACTGAAAAATGATGCGGATTCCTGCCATGTCTGCAAGCTTATATAAATCTTCCAGTCGAACTTTCTCCGGATGATTTAATCTCTCTGTGACTGTTCTCTCCGGGATTCCGCTTTTCCTGCTGATATCAGATGTCGATAAATTTTTCTGGTGAAATCCACCAGCAAGCATTCCGGCAACGTAGTCAAAGCGTTTTTGCTGTAAATTTTCACACAAGTTTGATTTTGCCATATGGAACACCTC